TTCATTATCAGATAATACTAATACATGATACTCATTTGATAGTTCTTTTCTATCGTAAATTGCTTTTCTTGATATATCAAATTGTTTAGGATTCCAGTAACCTGGTAATCTAACTATGAAGATTGGCTTACTCATTACCTAATTTTATAAACGTTAAATTTATCTTTTGGTTTCCAATTTTCAAATGTAGTTTCAATTCCATCAACAAGTGTTTTACACATATTTTTAGAATTCAATCCCATTTCACCTAAAAATTCATCTCTACCCTTTAATCCTCGTTCTCTTCTATCTTCTGGATGAATATCATACCAATATCTAATTGCATCTGCAACTTCATTTACATCAACCTTATCATCAATGATATAAGGAGTTGGAAGTGAACCAACCATTGTTTGAACTCTTGGCCAAACTGGCTTTACCCACTCACCATGAGTTACTTTATCTTCCCAATCTCTGTAATTGTGAAGTGAACCAATTTCTTTATAATCTTCAGCAGTTAGGTATTTTCCATCTACTTCTTTATCATCAGAAATCCATTTGAATCCACATTGGTCTTGTAATCCACCTGTAACGTTTATAATAGATGGTGTTCCTGCCATAACAGATTCTGCAGTTGTTAACCCAAATCCTTCATTACCCGCAATATTGATTGTACAATCTGCTATGTTATATAACTGATTTAGTTGTTCTTGTGTAATTCTATCGGTTGAGAATTTTATATCACATCCAGGTGCGATTTTCTCAGATACAGATACTAAATCAGTTCCATTCTGGTCAATTGGATTTGTATGCATAATTAAACACACCTTATCCTTATCTTCTTTAGGTAACCCATTCACAAATTTACTGAATGCCCAAATAACATCTGATGGTTGTTTACGTTTGATATTTCGGTTCATCCAAAATAATACAAACTTATAATCCTTATCACCTAGTAATTGTTTTTTGAAATCCTCATTTACAATAGTTGGTTTGTAGGTTTCTGAATTGATACCATGTGGTACATAAGATACTTGCCAATCTTCTAATGGTTTGATTGTTTCTGAATCTATATTACCTACTCTACTTACAATACCATAAGTTTGTCTTGAGATACATCCCAACCAATCACATGATTCATAGTAGTTTCTATTGTAATCCGGGTCTGGTAAATCATCCCAAATGTGGTAAAATAAAATAGGAACATTTTGTCTTACCTCCGCTTCCATCTCATATAACCATCTCCAATATCTTGGGTCTGTAAAGTGTAGAATTGCATCAGGTTGATGTCTCATGATTAATTCACGAAGAATGTTTGCATCTCCATAACCTGTCCATGGAATAATTTTAAGAGAAGCATCTTCTATTCCACTTCTTTTTTTCGCATCATCTCCCAAATCTATTTCTTTACCCTTTTCTGGATGATTAACTGCTGCTCCTAATTGAACCCAGTCGTATTTATCAAGAGTACCAAAAACCAATTCTTTAGAAACTGTTGCTATACCCGATGACATTCGTAAGTCATCAGATAGTAATAAAATTTTCTTCTTTTTACTCATATAACCTTTATTAATAATTTTTTAAATGTTTCCGAATCTTCTCTTAGATTCCCATTGTACTTTTTTACTTTTACCTAAGAATAACTTCTTAGAAACTAATTCATTGTAGGTAGACCTAAGTGTGTTTAATTGAGGTCCGGAGTTACTACTTGTTGTACTCATTGTTTTTTTACTTTCTTATTAAAATTGAGAACCGCTCTCATGTAGATTATCATATTTATTAATATCCAATCTAAAATCTTCATCTTCAATATATTTGTTTACAGACCTGTTAACCAGTTTTTGTAGGGTTATATTTGAGTCAAATGATATTTTTTTGAATTTAGAATAAATATCTTTAATTATTTTTACTGTTGTAAGTTTTGTTTCTGCCATAACTATCCTTTTATTGTTTTATATAAATATATATAAATTATAAAAACGTTACTAATTCCATGCAGAACATAATCCTCGTTGTTTGAATTCACACCAATCACAAGGTTTACCTTTATTAGTTGGAAACTCAGTTTGAATTATCTCACCATTTTCACCAAATACTGAATCAACAAAGAACATGAAATTTTTCCATGCCATATTCATTGAGGGTTTACCATTTGCAGGAACAAACTTAGATATCCTTGGTTGTACAAAATCAGCACCTTCCCAAAGTTTTCGTTTGAGTATTTGATATTCTACTTTAATCTTATCTAATGGTATATCGTATTTTTCAGAATAGAATTTCTTATATAGTAACATCTGAGAAGTTTTTACTTTATCAGCTTTCTGATATTTGTTCCAACCTCGTGTAGATGTTTTTAAATCAATGATAATATAATCTTGAGTAGTTTTATCCTTTAGGAGTACATCAATAAAACCGATGAAGTTAACACCAGGTTTAATCTCAGCATTCAATCTTTGTTCAATTGCAATAAGTTCGAATCCACTCTTAGTGTATAACTTATCTAATTTACTTGTGAAGTATTTTAGGATAGCCTTACCATCCTCAAAGAACTCTTGAAGTTCTTTCTTAGTACATGGGTCATCTTCACCCATCTTTTCTTTATACTTAGTAAAGTGTTCTACAAGTTTATCTTGTAACATTGATTCAAGTGGAAGTGTTAATGCTTGTTTTTTAGTTACATTATACATCACATCTAAGAAATGTTGAATAACTTCGTGCATTGCACTACCAAAGATAAGATGGATATTAGCATTACTAATACCTAACTTATCAATATAATTTAATTTGTATTGTTGTTGGCATGAACTATACATACCATACTGAGAATAACTTACTCTTGCCATACTTTTATGTTTTATTTACTATGTAAATATACGAAAAATATTTGATATATCCTAATTTTTTCTACTAAAGTTTCAACTTTAATTTAGTTATTTGTTTCTTATCAATACCATACTTTTCACAAATGAACTTTATATTTTCTCTACCTTCTTTAGTTGCATAAAGTATTTCACAATAATCTTCTGCTTCTATACTTGAACAATTAAAATCTTGTATAAGTAAATCAATTAACCAAGATTCGTACTTGTTTGCTTTCTTACCTTTTGTATATTTCAAATATCTTCTACCTTTTGGTAATATACCGATAAGAGCAAGATATAATTGTTTCGGTTCTAAAACTTGTGTGTATGGTTGTATCTCTGAAAGAACTTCTATCCAATCAGGATTCATAGAAAGAAAACGATGTACCATATAGTTACTCCATGTTTTCTTATCAGCATCTTCTAAACTATCCCAATACTTTGGATTTTGAACTGAAGTTATATTTGTTATATGGTCAAATAGTGTTCTAGTTGCCATTATTCTGTAATTCTTTTGGTAATAACTCTTTGTTTATTTCACCACAATCACCACATAGATATAACTCTACTGGTATGATTGCATCTTGTGGTGTACCTGTTACTATCTTTGAAATCTTCAAGAACTTAGTACCTTGTATAAACACAGTACCACCACATTCTTCACATTTCATTTCTGTTGCCTTAGATAAATCTATCTTTGGTTGTTGAGGTGGGGGTGTATTTCCACCATTATTCATTCCTATAATCTTTGCCATAATTTATTTATTTAATCGAACCATTGTGAACGGTCTGTTTTTACATTTTTTACTGTTTTCTTTAACATTTCGATTTCCTTCTCTTTCCACTCTTTGTTTTTAATCTTATCAATAGCTTCTAGTTCATTCTTTCTACCAATATCATTAGCTTTCTTAAGTTCTTCTTCTGTGATTGATTTACCTTGTTGTGCTGAACTTAATGAAGCAAATCTTTTGGTATGATATGAACTAAGTGGTTTAGTGAATTGTTTAAGATATTCTGCTTTACTATCGAGATATGCAAGAAAAGAATCAAAGTTCTCATTACCCAATGCTTCTAACTCTGCTTCATTTAATGGATTTTCGTGGTCGTATTTCATCTTTTAAAGTTTATTTGTTATACAAATATACAAAAAATATTTTATTTATCCTAATAAAATTGATAAAACTTTATCAACTATCTCTTCTTTGTTTCCATATTCATTTGCAATTACCTTTCCTTTCTTAAAAGCAACTACCATTGGTATGTTTGTTAAATCAACTAACTCTCTACTATTTGGTGAGTTATCAGGATTAACATACACAAACGGAATTTGTCTATTTTGTTGTTGATTAGAAACTTTATCAAAATATGGTTTAAGAACATCACAATTCCCACACCAATCAGTTCCAAACATAACCATTAACTTTGGTTGTGTTCGTATCAATACATCAAGTGAATCTGTTTCTAAGTTTATCATAGTAAAGGTCCTGCACTACCACATTTGATTGCGGCTTTCATTCGTTGTTCTTCTAACCAAGTTAGATAGTTCCAAACTTTTTTTAATTTGTTTATCATAATATACCAACTATTTGAATTATACAACTCATAAAGGTAATTTCTTTATCTACTACCAATGCATCTTTGTGTTGTGATTCTGATAAGATTAGTATTATGTTTGAGGTATTTGTACCACCATAAACTTCTACTTTTTCATATAAGAACGTATAAAGTTCTGTGAAATCTTGTACTCTCGCATCTGCAACTGCTTGTCTGATATTTTTCCATTTATTAGCTTTTGCATCAGAACCTTTAAGAATATCTACCACCTTTGATTTAATATCTGCATCAATTACAGAGGTTGTATCAACTTTTAATTCTCCCTTAGATGAATTCAACTGGCAAGTATTGATAATCTTTCTAATATCAGGATATGAACTATCAATGATAGGTACAAGGTTTGCTGGTTGGAAACTAATAGATTCTCTACCTAAAATCTGTGATATTTGAACTGCAACATCTTTTTTAGTTGGAGGTACAATCTGAAACTCTTGTGTTCTACTTCTAATTGGTGAGATTACTTTCTCAACATAATTACAAGTTAGAATGAATCTACAATGTTTTGAGAACGTTTCCATCAAGTTTCTTAAAAGTGCTTGTGCATTTGGTGTCATATAATCAAACTCATCAAGTATGATTATTTTCATATCTTTGAAACCAACAGTTGAAGCAAATCCTTTTACTTTATTACGAACGGTATCTACATTATTTTCATCAGATGCATTTATAATGATATGGTCACAATCAATTGAATTTACAATTAACTTAGCTAATGTTGTTTTACCTGTACCAGCTTTACCGAAGAATAAAAGATGAGGAATTTCTCCACTTTCAAGATAATCCTTTACCTTATCCTTTAAATGTTCATTACCAACGTATTCTGTTAGTTTAGAAGGTCTGTACTTCTCTACCCATAGAGAATTTGCTACCTTATTTGGTTGTGTGTTATTATCTTCGAAAAATGCCATATTAAAATGTAGAGTTTTTTACTTCTTTACAAAATTCTCCTAACTTTTCTAATTTAGTAATTAGTGATTGTTTTTGATTTTCATCAATACCTCTGTTTTGATTTCTGTTTAATTCACCGATTAAATCTACCATTGATGTTGCTACGATTAGTAACGCATCTTCTTTTGAGTTCAGAAAATTATCTGATACTCTAAACTTTTTTGCTATTTCTTGTAAGTTTGCCATTGTTATTTATTTTATATTTATACAAATATACGAAATTTATTTGGAATATCCTAATAATTTCATAATTTTTTTTACTGTTTTACCATCAACCTTAATTGTATGATATGGAATATTGTTATCATCCAATATTTTTT